CCCCATACAATGTGGACTATCAGGGCACCGCCGGGAAGATTAAGAACGACAATATGGAGGATGCGGCCTTCAGGCGTTTCCTGACGGATGCATTCTCCAATGCGGCGATGGTCATGAAGCCCGGTGCTCCGTTCTACATCTGGCACGCAGACAACAGTGAAGGGTATAACTTTCGCGGTGCGTGCAGAGATGCGATGCTGCGTGTCAGGCAGTGCCTGATCTGGGTGAAAAACTCCCTTGTTATGGGGAGACAGGATTTCCAGTGGAAACATGAGCCTTGCCTGTATGGTGAGAGCGAGATTGAAGAGGAAGCGCACGAACCTTGGCTGTACGGATGGACGGAAGGCAAGAAGCACTACTTCTTCAAGAACCGCAGGCAGACAACCGTGCTGAATTTTGATAAGCCCGTCAAGTCTGCGGAGCATCCGACAATGAAGCCGATTAAGCTGTTTGATTACCAGATGCAGTGCTCCAGTAAGCCTGGTGAGAATGTTCTCGACCTGTTCGCTGGATCTGGAACAACGATTATGGCAGCGGAGCAGAATGGCAGACACGCTTTCTGCATGGAGTACGATCCGAAGTATGCCGATGTCATTATTGACCGGTGGGAGAAGTTTACCGGAGAAAAGGCGGTGCTTCTGCATGACGATTGAAGAAGCGCGGGCGATCATCGAAAAAACAAGCAGCCCGCACCTAAAGCGGGACATGGAGAAGTTTATTAAACGCCAGCAGAGAAAGGAGGGTGCGTATGGCAAGGCCAAGAAAGGAAATAGACCAGAAGCAGTTCGAGAACCTCTGCGGCCTGCAATGCACGCTTGAGGAGATCTGCGGTTGGTTTGATGTGACTGATAAAACACTGGACAGTTGGTGTAAACGCACCTATCATGCCAGTTTTTCCGAGGTATTTAAACAAAAGCGCGGAGCGGGGAAAATTTCGCTGCGTCGGAGCCAGTGGCAGCTTGCGGCAAAGAACGCAAGCATGGCTATTTGGCTGGGGAAACAGTACCTTGGCCAGCGTGACGTTGTGGAGATTGGCTTGCCGACTGACAACACGCAGGAGGACGCTTTGAGCGTAAGCCTGCGCGAAATGGCAGAGGGGTTGGAAAGCGATGATTAGCGCAAAGCAGCAGAAGATCCTTGCCTTCCCCTATTCCAAGTATGACGCGCTGATCTGTGACGGCGCGGTGCGTTCCGGCAAAACCTCCATCATGATGTGGGCGTTCGTCCGCTGGGCGATGGAGAATTTCAGCGGCCAGCGCTTCGGCGTGTGTGGCCGCACGGTGGATAGCTGCACCAAGAACATCATCGTGCCGTTTACGGCGATGAGCCTTGCCAAAGAGCGCTATATCATACGCTGGCGGCGCGGCGATAAGGTAATGGAAGTGCGGCGCGGTGCCGTGACAAACTACTTTGAAGTGTTCGGCGGCAAGGACGAGGCAAGCTATACGCTGATCCAAGGCCGCACGCTGGCGGGCGTTCTGCTGGACGAAGTGGTGCTGATGCCGCGCTCGTTTGTGGAACAGGCGCTTGCACGATGCTCTGTAGACGGTGCAAAGCTGTGGTTCTCTTGCAACCCCGGCAGTCCGCATCACTGGTTTTATCAGGAGTGGATTAAGCGACACCGCGAACGGAACACGCTATATCTCCACTTCGAAATGACTGACAACCCCGGCTTGAGTGCAAGAACGCTCGAGCGTTACGCGAATATGTACGCCGGTATCTTTTATGATCGATATGTGCGCGGTTTGTGGGTAGCGGCGGAGGGCGTTGTCTACAAGGATTTTGCAAACGACACCGAAAAGTATTTGATCGATGATCCTTTAAAATGGGCAGAGGAACAGGAGACGAAATTCTCTGTTATTTCCATTGGCGTTGACTTTGGCGGCACGAAATCCGCAACGAAGTTTCAGGCGACCGGAATTACAAAAGATTATCGTGTGGTCGCGCTGGAAGAAGAATACATCAAAACCGAAGAGATTGACCCTGACGCGCTGAATCGGCGCTTTGCTACGTTCTGCCAAATGGTTACGGCAAAGTACGGATATAGCCAGACGCGGGCAGACAGCGCGGAAACGGTGCTGATTCGCGGGTTAGATCATACCGCGCAGAAAATGCACCTCGGGACGCAGGTAAAGAACGCAATGAAACTGCAAATCACAGATAGGATCAGGCTCGTGGTGCTGCTGATGAAGCAGGGGCGTTTTAAGGTTTCGCGCAACTGCCCCCATCTGATCGATGCGCTGCAAACTGCGATTTATGATCCTGATAAGTTTGAGGACGAGCGCCTTGACGATGGAACGTCCGATATTGATAGTTTGGACGCATTTGAATACAGCATAGAGCCTTATTACAAAGACCTGGAACGTGCCGGTCATATGATGGGACGGTGAAAGAGTGAATATTCGCAGAGCATTAAAGGAATTAGGCTTTGATACGGTAGATAGTAAGTTTTACTCGCTGATTGATGTATGGAAATCATGGTATGACGGCGATGTAAAAGACTTCCACAGTTATACGGTGTGGAATGGCATCGAAGAACTGGAATGCCATAGGTATTCCGTCAACATGGGCAAGAAAGTCTGCGAGGACTGGGCAAACCTGCTGATGAATGAGCGCGTGAATATCACGCTTGAGGGCAAGAAGGAGCAGGAATTTGTAGATGCGGTTCTTGCTGATAATAACTGGGAAGTAAAATCCAATGAATTGCAGGAGCGGAAATCCGCGGTTGGTACCGTTGCTTATGTTCCAATCATGGAGGATATGAGTGTTGACCCTGATACAGCAGAGATCGCTAACCCCGGAAGAATTCATATCAACTATGTAACCGCTGCAAACATCTACCCGCTGACGTGGGACAATGGCATTATTCGTGAGTGCGCTTTCGCATGGACAAAACGAGTTGATGATGCGGAATACACCTACATTCAGGTGCATCGGCTGAACGGCGGCGAATACGACATTGAAAACTACCTGTACGACGCGGAGGAAGTGCCGCTAACAAGTGTGCGGGGCTTTGAAGCAATCCCCCCTGTTGTCCGCACAGGAAGCGCCAAGCCGCAGTTTGTCATTGACCGCCTGAACATTGCGAACTCTGATGAAGATAACCCTATGGGCGTTGCAGTGTTCGCTTCCGCCATCGACCAGCTCAAAAGCGTTGATATTACATACGATAGTTATGTGAATGAGTTTGTGCTGGGAAAAAAGCGCATCGTGGTACAGCCGGAAGCAACCAAGGACATCAATGGTAGGCCAGTCTTTGATAAGCGCGAAACGGTTTACTACGTTCTACCGGAAGATCGCGCATCTGATGGAAACATTTTGCAGCAGGTCGATATGACGCTGCGCACAGCAGAGTTTAACACCGGTATGCAAGATATGCTCAACGTATTGTCGAGCAAATGCGGCTTTGGCGAGAATCATTACAAATTCGATCAGACAAGCATTGCCACGGCTACACAGGTCATTAGCGAAAACAGCACCATGTTCCGCACAATCAAGAAGCATGAAATTCTGCTCGAGCAAGCGATCACGGAGCTGTGTCGCATCCTACTTCGCTTGGGCAATCGCTACATGGACGCCGGACTTGATGAGGAAGTCGAAATCTCCATCGACTTTGATGATAGTATCATCGAGGACAAGGGGCAGGACTTCAACCGCGATATGCAGTTGCTTGATGCTGGCATCATGAACGATTGGGAATTCCGCGCACGGTGGATGAACGAGGACGAGGCGACCGCAAAGGCGGCGCTGCCGAAAATGCAGGACATGACAACAGAGCAGCAGAACGAAGTGGAGTGAGGTGACGGGCAGTGCCGAAATACCCATTCACCCCCGAACTGCTGGATGCCATGCCGGAAGAGCTGGCGAAGCTGTACCGTGGACTTGAGGACACGCTGCTAATGGAAATATGTTCCCGGCTGAAGCTTCGGGACGAGCTGAACGAGGTCACGGTGCAGGACATCAAGGCGCTGCGGTCACACGGCATCGATCTGAAAGAGATTGAGAAAGCCATACGCCAGACTACCGGCATCAGCGAGAAAAAGCTAAACGAGCTGATAGATAATGTGGTGGATCGCAACCAAAAGTATTACACCGATGTCATAGACCTTGCCCGTGTAACGCAGCCTGACGTGCTGGTGGATGCAACCACCATTGACGCCATCAAACGGCAAACGCGGGACATGTTCCGAAACATCACCGCTTCGATGGGTTTTTTGGTAGACGCAGGGAGGACGATGCTGCCACCCGCAAAGGCGTACCAGTGGGCTTTAGATGCCGCTACGTTGAAAGTACAAAGCGGGGCTATTTCTTATGGGCAAGCCATCAAAGACGCCGTTAGGGAGCTTGCAAGTGGCGGCCTGCGGGTGGTGGACTATGAGAGCGGACACCGTGACCATGTAGACGTAGCTGCCCGCCGTGCCGTAATGACTGGCGTGTCACAGTTGTGCAGTAAGTACACGGAGCAAGCGGCGGAATACCTGGAGACGCCGTATTATGAAGTGTCTGCCCACGCCGGGGCGCGTGATGTACCAGGAAGGTCGCCGTGGGCATCGCACAAGGAGTGGCAAGGCAAAGTGTATTCCACCCGCAGCGGTGACATCTACCCGAACATCTACGAGGTGTGCGGTCTGGGTGCTGTGGATGGCCTGGAAGGAGCCAACTGCCGTCACCGCCGCAACGTTTGGGTTGAGGGCGTAAGTGAACGCACATACACTGACGAACAGCTTGAGCATATCGACGATGGGTTGGGCTGTACGTTTGATGGCAAGACCTATACGGCATACGAGGCCACGCAGGAGCAGCGCAAGGTGGAGCGCACCATACGCAAGCTCAAGCGTGAGAAAACAGCGTACAACGCCGCAGGGCTGACAGACGAAGAACAGGCAGTGAATATCAAACTACGCCGCCTGAACGCCAAGTACAAGGCGTTCAGCAAGGCGGCTGGGCTGCCGGAGCAGCGGGAAAGGATGAAGGTGCTGTATTGATCGACAACGAAGTCTTACAGGCTATCGAAGCCATCTTGAAGCGGGGCAACAACGCAGAAGTGCGGCGAAAAGGCGATGGCGTTATTGTTCTGGAAGTCCAAAAGAAAATCAAATATCAATCCTCGGTGTAATCGGGCACCGGGAAGGGCAATAGGAGCCAACTACCGAGTTTTCCTCGGTGGTTGGCTCTTTTGTTTTAAGTAAAACCCGCGAAGCACAGCGGTTTTTATACAACGTTCGCCCCCGAAGAATTGGGGCCAAAGAAAAGGAGAACGAATAACATGGCGAAATTTACGAGAGCGGAAATCAGAAATATTCTCGGCGACGCTTGCACAGAAGAGATCGAAAATCGCTTGGTTGCGCTGCATCTGGGCGTGGTCGACCCCCTCAAGGACGATCTCACGAAGTACAAGGCGGACGCGGAGAAGCTGCCAAGCGTCCAGAAGCAGTTGGACGACCTCAAGGCGGCAGGTGACGGCGGTTATAAGGAGAAGTACGAGAAGGAACACTCGGCTTTTGAAGCCTTTAAGACCGACATCACAGAAAAGGAAAGCAAGGCGGCAAAGGAAAAGGCTGTCCGTGCTTACTTTGAGAGCAAAAACATCACCGGCGCGAATCTCGACCTTGCTATGCGAGGCTGCGGCGAGGAAATGGCCGCATTGGAGCTGGACGGGGAAAAAATCAAGGACACCAAGTCTCTTGATGCACTCGTAGACGGCACTTACAAGGGGCTTGTCTCCAAGCAGACCGTTCGCGTCGACACTGGTGCGCGCTTTAACGGTGGCGGGAAGCCGATGACAAAGGACGAGATCATGCAAATCACTGACAGAGCGGAGCGGCGCGCTGCAATCGCCGCAAATATGGATTTGTTTAGAAAGGAAGAATAAAAATGGCTGCTGATCCTAAGCTCATTAAGAAAGCTGACCTCGCGCGTGTGCGCGAAATCGAATTTACCGAAATGTTTGGCTATTCCATCAAGAAGCTGATGGAGGCTCTGGGCGTTACCCGAAAGATTTCCAAGCAGGCGGGCACTGTGCTCAAGAGCTACAAGGCCACTGGCACGCTGGAGAGCGGCGCTGTTGCTGAGGGTGAGACCATTCCCCTCAGCAAGTACAAGACCGAAGCCGTGAACTACAAGGAGATTACGCTCAAGAAGTGGCGCAAGGCCACCTCCGCCGAAGCAATCACCGATCGCGGCTACGATCAGGCGGTAGAAATGACCACCGACGAAATGCTCAAGGACGTCCAGAAGGGTATTCGTAAAGACTTTTTCAACTTCCTCGCAACCGGCACGGGCACGGCGTCCGGCGCGACCTTCCAGGCGACCTTGGCTCAGGCATGGGGCCAGCTGCAGGTGCTGTTTGAAGATGACGAAATCGGTGCGGTGTATTTCCTGAACCCGCTGGATGTTGCTGACTACCTCGCAAGCGCAAACATTACCTTGCAGACCGCGTTCGGAATGACTTACGTTGAGAACTTCCTCGGCCTTGGCACCGTGATTCTCAATTCCAGCGTTCCCAAGGGCAAGATTTACGCCACCGCCAAGGACAACATTGTCCTGTACTACATTCCTGTGAACGGCGCTGATCTTGGCGAGGTGTTCGATTTCACCACCGATGCCACCGGCTATATCGGTATCCATGAGGAGCCCGATTACACCAACATGACCGCATCTGACACCGTTATCAACGGCATGGCTCTTTTCGCTGAGCGTATCGACGGTGTGGTGGTCGGCTCCATCACTCCGGCGGTGGGGGGCTAACTGAACTGCTGAATAAGCCTGACCCTGACATCACCGTTTTCACCGACATGACAAAAGCACAAATGCTTAAGTATGCCGATGAAAACGGGGTGGAAGGGGTCAGCAGTTCGATGAAAAAGGCTGAAATTCTCGCAGTTTTGGAAGGAGCTGGCTCACATGACATACGCTGATTACGATTATTACTCCGGGACCTATTTGGGCACCGTGAGCGAGGAGGATTTTCCGCGTCTGGCTGTCCGGGCCAGCTCCTTCCTCGATTACTACACGCAGAACCGGGCAAAAGATAACGCTGATATGGACGCGGTAAAAATGTGCTGCTGTGCACTTGTGGACAAGTATCAGCTGATCGAAGCCGCGCAGCAGCTTGCCGCAACCAAACTGACGAACGCGGCGACCGGCGATGACGTGAAAAGCGAAACGGTAGGCGGGTACTCCCGGACGCTGGCCAGTGGTGGCGAAGCTGCCGCGTCTGCGCTGAGTGCAACAGACGGTGCGAAGAAACTGCTGGCGGCGACCTGTAACGAGTATCTGGCACATACCGGTCTGCTGTATCGGGGAGGGGGGTGCTGTGGTTGTACGCGCCCCACACTATAACGGTCTACAACGCCGTGCAGGAGACTGACCCGGCGACTTTTGAGGAAATCACAAAGCTGTATGTGACCATTCTGCGCGGCGTTATGCTGCAAGCCAGCAAGGCGGTAAACGTGCGTGAAAGCGGACTTGAGAGCGCGGACGCGGTAAACTTGTACATTCCGTTCTCTGTGGAAGCGGTGGACGGTACGACAGGCAAGGCCAAAACTTACGCGCCCCCACAGGCGTTTCTTGCGGCGGCGGACAGGTCCGGGCTGTGGACGCTGTCGGTCAACGGAAACGGCGGCCTGACGTTCTTTGTAAAAGGCGAGTTTGTCACCGACAAAGAGGATGTGGCTATGGCACAGGACGGTTGCTACAACGTGACCAAAGTGGACGAGAAAGATTTTGGCAGCATGGATATGCAGCATTGGGAAGTCGGAGGGGCATAAGATGTCGCTCAAGTTCTCTGTTGACGTGTCCGGCATGGACGAGGTAAAGAGGCAGCTTGCAATGGCCTGTGGCCGCGCTGAAAGCGTTTTAGCGCAACAGGTGATGAAAGACACCATCCCCTTTGTGCCTGCGCTTACAGGCTCTCTGACGCAGAGAACGCGAGTGGTAGGCAACGAGGTCATTTACCCCGGCCCATACGCCCGGTTTCTGTACTACGGTAAGGTGATGGTAGACCCGGCGACCGGCAGCACATACGCCCCAAAGGGCGGGCACAAGGTGGTCACAGACCGAAATCTTGTATTTAACACAACAATGCACCCGCAGGCACAGGCACATTGGTTTGACGCTTCCAAAGCGCAAAACATGGAGAAGTGGGGGCGGGTGGCAGATAAGGCGGTGAAGAAATTTGGAAAAGACTAAAAAGGCCGTGCCAGCGGCGGAAGAGGATCAGGTATCGCGCAAGCTGCTTGTGTGGCTGAACACATACCCGGAGCTGCCAGTCGACCTTATCCGCTTTGAGTTTCTTCCCGCCGACACTTCCGCTATGGCGATGTCGACCATTCAGGCGGCTTACATTGTGCGGAAGTATATCACCGGCGGTTATGTGGCGGAGTATCAGTTCAAGATAATCTACCGAGTGAAGCCGGGGAACAGCAACGACAAACGGCTCAAGGCTGACGAACTGTTGAACGCTATCGGGGATTGGGCAAATGGTCAGAAGCCCGACATCGGAGATGACAAGCGCGTTATCAGCATGGAGCCGACCACACGATCTTCCCTGTTTGCCATGTATGAAAACGGGGACGAAGATCACCAAATCCTTATGAAACTGAATTACGAGGTGAATGTATAATGGCAGATTTGGAATTCAACACCACGAAGGGCCAGACCATTGACCGCGAACTGCTCATTGCGTACCTGAACACCGGCACCGCTTCCGCCCCTGTGTGGAGCGCTATCGGTAAGCGCGTCGAGGACAGCAGCGAGGAAATGGACTGGAGCACCGACACCAAGCAGGACATTTTGGGCCACACCTTTACGACCATGAAAAAGCCCACCATCACGCAGACTTTTGACCCCATTCCCCTGGACGCGGGCGACGCTGCGGCGGTGAAGATGTGGAACCTGGCCGTCAAAGACCAGGATGCCCAGGCGCTGGCAAATCAGGACATGATGATCGGACACTTCTACGCCACCAGCGGCGAGGCGATGTTTGCGGAGCGCTACGACGCTTGCGCTATTGCCATCACCGGCATCGGCGGCGAGGGCGGCGGCACCCTGAACATCACCAGCGAAATCACCTATGGCGGCACCCGCACTGTGGGCACTGTGAAGAAGGGCAGCAGCGGCGCTATTGAGTTTACTGCGGCCTAAATAAAGGGGCGGGCAACCGCCCCTGTTTTGGAGGGAACACATGAAGGAATTGACAATCACCACCGGCATACAGGAATACCACCTGAATGACAAATGCACGGTGTATTTTAATCCCAGCGATCCGGCGTTTGCAGACAAGCTTTACACAGCGTTTGACGCGCTGAAAAAGAAGCAGGATGCGCGGGACGATAACGTAGAAAAAATGAGCGCCCGCGAAATGTTTGATTGGCTCCGAAATATGGACGCCGAAATGCGCGAGACTATTGACGGGGTGTTTGAGCAGCCGGTGTGTGAGCCGCTGTTTGGCAACGTGAGCGTGTATGCCATCGTGGGCGGTGCGCCGCTGTGGATGAACCTTATGGTTGCCATCATGGACGAGCTGGACGAGGGGATTAAGCGGGAAAAGGCTTTTCACAGTGAGAAGCTTGCAAAGTATACGGCCAAGTACCACAGATGATGTACGACCTTCCAACGAGCCTTGAGGTGTGTGGAACGGAATACCCAATAGAAACGGACTTTCGCGTGATACTGGACATATTCTCGGTGCTGTCTGCTGTGGAACTAACGAGCGAAGAAAAGTGCTTTGGCGTGTTGGGGATGTTTTACCCCGGTTTTTTCACGATGCCTGGGGAGCATATGGAAGAAGCGATAAAACAGTGCTTTTGGTTTATCAACGGCGGGAATGAGGAAGCGCAAAAAAAATCAACCAAGTTGATGGATTGGGAACAGGACTTCCGCCTGCTTGTCGCTCCAATCAACCGCATAGCGGGGCAAGAGGTGCGGGCGCTGCCGTATCTGCACTGGTGGACGTTCCTTTCGTACTACGGTGAAATCGGCGATTGCTACTTTGCGCAGATCGTGCGTATACGCGATCTGAAAGCAAAAGGAAAGCTGAAAGACAAAGCCGACAGGGAGTTTTACCGCAGAAACCGAGACGCTATAGACATTAAGCGCCGGTACTCGGAGGCTGAGGAAGAAGTCATTAAGGGCTGGACGTAAAAAAGCCGCCCCGGAGGGCGGCTGCGTAGCGGTCATTGATTTGCAATAAATGTAATGTCGTTTCCAGACCAAAAATCCGGGGTAAATCTGATTTCAAGCGTTTTCCAATCTGCTGGGACTTCGTAGCCTATTACGCCGGACATCTTTTTCCCTGATGCAACAGTACCGTCCAGCTGACCTTTGTCTGCGGCCAACGTTCCGGTCATGCTCATGTTTGTGGAGTAGTCATCGACATACGCTTCAAAGGACATTATAGAGCTTATGGAAATATCTTTGCTGGATTTGTTCTCAATGGAAAATTCACAAAATAGAAACACGTTTCCGCTGTCTGGTGTGTAAAAACCTTCTCCGCTTGATTGGGTGCAAGACACAAATGTGACTTCAATGTCTTTAAGGGAGACAACGTCACCAACTGCAAATTCCGTTTTCTGCGGAGCAGTTGATCCGTTTCCGCCTTTTACGCCTGTATCCCCAACCTTTTCTGGGGAGTTTCCGCCAAGCGCAGTGCCAATAATGCCGATAGCAATAAACACAGCGATAACGATCAGCACGACCGGCTTTTTCTGTTTGGCCCCGCAGGCGGGGCATACTTTCGCGGATTTTGCAATATCTGCGCCACAGGTCTTACACTTAGTCATTTTATCCATTTTCTTCCGCCCTCCAAGAAGTTTTTTGTGGTTTGTTTATAGTACCACATAAATACCATAAAAGCAAGTAGGTGATTGTATGGCAAACGCGGACGGCTCCGTTATCATCAAGGCCGACATTGACGATAAGCAGGCGCAGAAAGAACTCAATGCGCTGGAAAAGAAAATAGAGGCGCTGCAGGAAAAGCTCACCACCAAGAAATCCGCGCGAGATACTTTGTTTAACCAAGCCAACAACTTAGGCGCACAGCTTGACGAAGCAAAGGCAAAACTGGCGCAGATGAAGGGCGGCGGCGAGTTCTTCACCAGTGATGCTATTAAGCAGCAGGAGGCCGCTGTAGCGTCTATGGAAAAAGAATGGAACGCCATGAATGACAAACTGGACAAGCAGAACGCCGCTATTCGCGAGGGCGAAGCGGAGCTTGACCGAATGAAAGCAAAGGCCGGTGAGTTAAGTAAGCAGCTTGGCAATACCGGGAAGAACGCCGGAAAGATACAAGAGGGGTTAGACAAAGCATCCCAGGGCATGGAGGCGTTCACAAAGCGCGTAAAAATGCTGGCAAAGCGGGCGCTGGTGTTTACCATCATTGCCCGTGCGTTGGCGGCCCTCCGGGATTGGCTGGCAGATGTGGTGGCAGTAAACGGCGAAGCACGGGACGCTATTGCGCAGCTCAAGGGTGCGCTGCTGACGCTGGCACAGCCGCTTGTGCAGATCATTATCCCGGCGTTTACTGCGCTGGTTAAGGTACTGGCTACGGTGATTTCGTTTATCGCGAATATTGTATCTGCCCTATTTGGAACAACGGCAAAAGAAAGCGCCAATGCGGCAAAGTCCCTGAACGACCAGAAGAACGCATATAAAGGCGTTGGCGGAGCGGCAAAGTCTGCAAGTAAACAGCTTGCGTCGTTTGATGAGATCAATAAGTTAAGCGGTGAAAGCGGCGGCGGGTCCGGTATTATTCTACCTGATTTCAGCACGGCGGCAAATTTCGCATTTCTTGATAAAATCGCGGACAAGCTCAAGAAAATCGGGCAGGACATTGTAAACCTGTTTAAGGATGTCACCGGGTTTATCGGCAACGTATTCTCCGGGGATTGGGGCGCGGCGCTGGACAACATCATCGACTTTGTAAACCACGCCCGTATTTTGCTGGCCGATTTGCTGGACTTTGTGGGGTATATCTTTGGAGCGATCATAGACACCATCATAGAAAAGTGCGGCCTTGCCGGTACTCCGGTAGGAGATATGTTGACCGGTATCAAGGACATTGTGCAGGGCGCGCTGGGCCTTATTTCCGGCATCCTTACGTTTGACTTGGAGAAAATGAAGCAGGCTGTCATTCAAATGCTTACCGGCGTAAAGACATTTGTGCTGGGCGTTTTTGACTGGTTTAAGCTTGGGCTGACAAGCTTGCTTGATTGGCTGGACGAAAGCACAAACGGTAGGTTCCATGAGTTGATCGAGCTGGCTAAAACTTACGTCAATGACGTAGTCGAGGGTATGAAGCAAATCTTCAGCGGCCTTATTGAGTTTCTGACCGGCGTGTTTACGCTGGACTGGAAAAAAGCGTGGGAAGGTATCAAAGAAATTTTCCGTGGCATCTGGAATACCATCGTCGGCACTCTTGAGGCGGCTATAAACCTCATCATCAAAGGTATCAACTGGCTTATTGACCAGCTGAACAAGATACACTTTGAAATCCCGGATTGGGTTCCTGGTATCGGCGGTAAATCTTTCGGCATCAATATTTCCCATGTAAACGAGCTTAAAA